AGTCGCACCAGTCGCACCAGTAGCACCAGTCGCACCAGTAGCACCAGTAGCACCAGTAGCACCAGTAGCACCAGTAGCACCAGTAGCACCAGTAGCACCAGTAGCACCAGTTGCACCAGTTGCACCAGTTGCACCAGTAGCACCAGTCGCACCAGTAGCACCAGTAGCACCAGTCGCACCAGTCGCGCCAGTAGCACCAGTCGCACCAGTAGCACCAGTAGCACCAGTAGCACCAGTCGCACCAGTCGCACCAGTCGCACCACTAGCACCAGTCGCACCAGTCGCACCAGTCGCACCAGTACGGCCAATAGCACCAGTCGCACCAGTTAAACCGGTTACACCAGTTAAACCAGCACTACCAGTAGCACCAGTAACACCAGCAACACCGGTAAAACCTCTTAAACCTTGGGGGCCTTGAGGTCCTTTTCCACCAGTAGCACCAGTAGCACCAGTTTCACCCATGGGTCCGGGAACAACTATAATATCACAACTACTATGTGAACTACAACTACTACTACTGCTACTACTACGACTACTACAACTACGCCTACTTTTACAAGATGAAGTTTTACAACCATTGGAATTATGTATATTTAAATTATTTTTATCCAATGTAACATCACCATTAAGTAAAACAATTTTATAAATATCAACAGAGTTATTTCCAGAAAAATCAGTTATAGAAATATACAATAAGCCACTTGTACAAGTATATTTTTCAACAATTGCATTAAAATAACTATTTTTATCAGTAGAACGAGTACATTTTATAGTTTGACCTTTCGTATATGCTAAATCTTTACAAACTGTAAGAGTTTTAATTTCACCAGACTTTAGCGGAAATGGGTTGAAAACGTCTGTAGTTTGAGTAGTGTATCTGTCTGACTTTTTTTTCTTTACCTTACTTTTACCCATTATACTATTAACCAATAAAATATTATTTGACTAAAATATATTTACTACACAATAATCGTTTAAAAATATCTTTTTCATAATAACAATTTTTTTTATCGTCTTATAATAGAGTAAAAATGAAAACAAAAAGAATTCCATTAAGATATTTACCAAAAAAATTAACATTAAGAGATAAAAAAAAACAAATAAACATGTTAAAAAAATCAAGAAAATTATACAAAAAGGGACAATACTATACCAGAAAAAATGTAAAATCATTCAAGTCAAAAACATCAAATCATATAGTAACTGCAAAAAAAATGTATAATGTAACTAAAATTGGTGCAACAAATGATTTAGCAAAAAAAACAAAATGTTCTAAAGAATCTTTAGCAAAAATTATAAAAAAAGGTGAAGGTGCATATTATTCGTCTGGCTCAAGACCAAACCAAACAGCTCAATCTTGGGGTCTTGCACGTTTAGCAAGTTCATTGACTTCTGGTAAAGCAGCAGCGGTTGACTATTCTACACTAGAAAAAGGATGTCAAAAAAATAGTAAAGCGTTAAAATTGGCAAAAAAAGCAAAACAAAAATACGGACATGGACAACACGGAATTCCCAAAGTAGAATTAAAATAAATTAAAAAATTCAAGTTTAAATAAATTAAAAAATATAAATGCGTTAAAATTTATATTTTCCACAATAAAAAGTATTTAAAGATTTTTAACCAAAAATATTCATAATGTCAAATTTTACGAAAAATGCAAGTAATGTAACAACGTCAAATACAAGTGGAAACGTATTGACTATTAAAACAGTACAAATTGCTCCTTTTAGAACCTTAATGACTGCATTAAAAGATATTTTATTAGAAACAAATATTTCATTTCAAGCCGACGGTATTCGTATTATTAATATGGACAAGTCTCATACAATTTTGGCTCATTTGTATTTAGCGGCTCAAAACTTTGAATTTTATGAATGTAAAAAAGAAAAAATTATTATTGGTGTAAATATGTTTCACTTATTCAAGTTAATAAATTCTATTGATAATGACGATACTTTAACAATATATATTGAAAACGGTGACTATGTTGATGGAATTGTTTCACACTTAGCACTTAAATTTGAAAATGGTGAAATTAAGCAATGTAAAACTCAGAAGCTAAGACTCATTGAACCAGAGCCAGAAGAGTTAGAATATCCAGATGTAAAATTTTCATCAGTAATTAACCTACCATCATCTGATTTTCAAAAAATTATTCGTGACTTATCTTGTATTTCAGATAAATTAGAAATCAAATCGGTTGGAAACGAGTTAATATTTAAATGTTCGGGACAATTCGCATCGGCAGAAATTCACCGAGCCGAATCCGATGGAAGTATGGGCTTTATATTGAAACAAGACTCTTCAAAAATTATTCAAGGAGAATTTTCATTAAAGAATTTAGGATATTTTATTAAATGTACAAATTTATGTTCTCAAATTGAACTTTACTTAGAAAACGATTTACCGCTAGTTGTTAAGTATAATGTAGCCAGTTTAGGTGAAATTAAATTGTGTTTGTCAAGTTTGCCATCTGTATAATTTTATTATTCTTGTGATATAGATATAATTTTATCAAATTATATATATAATATGTCAATTACTAACTATACTGGAACCTATCAAAACTATTTAGGATACTTAGGAGCAAAAAAATGTTGTGAATTACGTGGTCTTGGACCAAAAGGTGATCAAGGAGCAACTGGACCTCCAGGACCCGTTGGTATTGGAGAAAAAGGTACCAACGGAGTAACTGGAGCAACCGGAGCAACTGGACCCGCCGGACCCGCCGGACCAAGTGGTCTTTATTGTTGTTTTGGTAACTATTCTAAAAATACTCTTTTATCTGACATACCAAATTCTACTTATTGTACTGTCACACTTCAAAATAGTACATTACAAGCAAATTTATTTTACGCTGTAAATATATCTGTTTATATTTCAAGTGTGGGTTCTTTGACTAGTGCAAATATTTCATTTAATTTATCCAACTCACCATTAGGTTATGGTGCGCCTTTTTATCCATTAATATTTTCAAATGGTGTAGGGGGTGTTCCTATGTATTTAACAAATGGACCAACTACACCGACCTATATTTATACTGGTTCAATAAATGATTATATATTATGTAACTCAAGCGATAATTTACCGTCACCTATATTAAACGTATACATAAATTATATCGGTTTACCTACTTCAGCAGACGTTAAAATAACTGCAACTGTTCACCCAGTAAGTACTTGAAACACTGTTTTTATAATAAAATAGTAATTCAAATAAAATAATAATAAATATAAAATATTTACTATAATTAAGATGGCATTTACTAGATTTCATGACGACCCGTGCAGAATTAAAAAACAACTACAACAATCAACCGATGTTGGTAGATGGATATTAAACGTACCAGGTAATGGCCCAGCACCAGACTATATCGCAGACCCTCAAATACGTATTCAAACATGGGGTGCAAATTTAATGAGTAACTGTGTAGATTTAGAAAGTGAACTGAGAGGTGTAAACCGTCAACTAAGTAAAGATTGTTTAGGAAAAGATCAGTATCAACAATTTAATGTACCAACTCAACGTATATCATATCCAATAAATACTGCATTGTATACAGAGGAGTCGCGAACTATAATGCCGGCATGGACAGCGCGTGATTTAGAACAAGTAGATTGGTATAGTTTGCCTTTAAATCCACAAGAAAATACTTGTTTGCCTTTTCAAAATAATTTAAGCACCAGAATTTTAGAAAAAGATTATTTTGTATCCAAAATTCCGTGTGAGACAAATAATCATTTATTTCCGTTACCTTTACAAAATAATAAAGATTCAAAAAATAAAAAATAAAATAAAAGTAAGTATTCTATTGAAAAAATATAATACTTATATATATTAATGGAATTAGCAATACCAATTTTAGCATTAGGAGGACTATATGTTGTATCAAATCAAAAACCAAATAATAAATCAAAAGGAGAACCTACGCAAGAAAAAGAAGAATTTACAAATATGGGTGCAAAACGTAACTATTTACCAAATGTTGATGAACTGCCTCAAAACTATCCAGTTGTAAACAGAACACAACTAGCAGACACTGTTCAAAATTATCCAAATCCAAATGTGGCAAGTGACAAATATTTCAATCAAAATAATTATGAAAATTTACAAAACAACGGAGTAAAAGTTGGGAATGAAATCCAAGACATTTATTCATTAACTGGTAACTATGTTGATTCTAGCAACTTTAAACATAACAATATGATTCCTTTTTACGGTGCAAAAATTAAGGGACAGTTATACGATGCAAATATTGCTGAAACAATTTTAGATAATATGGCCGGAACTGGTTCTCAAATTATTAAAAAAATAGAACAAGCACCTCTTTTCAAACCACAAGAAAATATGCAATGGCCAAATGGTGCTCCAAATATGAGCGACTTTTATCAGTCTCGTGTAAATCCGGGAATGAAAATTAGTAATGTAAAACCATTTGATAGTGAATATGTTGGTCCAGGATTAAATAAAGGCTATACAAGTGAAGGTAGTGGAGGTTATAACTCTGGAATGGAAGCTCGTAACGAGTGGTTACCTAAAAATGTAGATGAATTAAGAGTCGCAACGAATCCAAAGTTAGAATATTCCTTGTCAAATCACGAAGGACCATCTTATTCCTATGTTAAGAATGTTGGTATTGAAGGTAAAGTTGAGAAATATAGACCAGATACATTTTATATTCAAACTCAAGACCGTTGGTTAACAACTACTGGTCAAGAAAAAGGTCAAATGTTGCAACCAGTACAAGAAGTTCACGATACTATGCGAAATGCAACTACACGTTCTTACACTGGTGTTGCTGCTCCTTCAGAAAAAAATGCTGGTTATGTTGAAAGTGCACATGAAGAAACCAAAAGAAAACAACTAAACGCAACTGATGCGCCTCATTGTACAGCTGTAGGTCGTGGCACTCACGAAGATACCGATAACAGACAAAACAACTACACAACTTATGTAAATAACAGAACATTTCAAAGACAACCAGATACAATGCGCAGTGGTTTTGGTAGAGCAATTGGTGCAGTAATTGCTCCTATTTTGGATATAATGAAACCAACCAGAAAAGCAGAGTATTCATCAAATGTAAGAGTTTATGGCGATGCTGGTTCAAAAGTAGCATCAAACTACGTAAATAATCCAAACGATACTACTCCTACAACTATCAAAGAAACTACTCTATACTCCCCGAACTTTTACATTAATACCCAAACCGAAGGAGGAGGATATATGGTTGCAGACCAACAAGCAATTACCAATCAACGTGACTCTACTACTTGTAGTTCAATTGGTAACGCCGGTGGTTACTCTTCACGATGGGGTGATATGAATTATAGTGCGGCATATATGCAAACAAACAATACAACAAAAGAACCAAGTGTTGTTGCAAGAACAAACCACGGAAATACTCAAATATACAACCAAACAATGAATGTGAATGTTGCAAAGATAGACTCTGATAGAGATAATACTCGTATGTGGGTACCTAATAATATGGGATATAAACCAGTTGTAAAAGAAAACTATGGTGTTATTAGAAGTCCACAACAATACGACCAAAATATTAACTGCGAACGTATCGCACCAGATTTATTGAATGCATTTAGACAAAACCCATTTACACATAGTTTAACAAATGCCGTATAATATAACAAAAATTTATATATGTGTTTAAGTATAACCAACTTAAAAAATATAATATATATAAATTATAAATGTACAGTTTTCTTGGTTTACTTTTTTTAATGTTTTGTTCTGTAGATAGTTTTAAACTTACTAACGGTGTTACTAAACCGCTGGGTTACTTTGACCCTCTTGGATTTGCAAAAGACAAGCCGCCAAGTGAACTAGTTAAACTGCGTGAAGCTGAATTAAAACACGGAAGATGGGGAATGATATCTGCTGTTGCCATACCGACAACTGAATTAGTTACTCATGAAAAGGGTATTCATGTTTTGGATAAAGTAGATAGTACTACATTAACATTATTTATAATGTTGGCAGCAGTAGCTGAGTTTCGTTCTATGCTGTTAGGTTGGGAAAATCCTTTCATCTATCCATCAAGATATTTTACGATGAAGGGAGATTATCCAGCGGGAGACTTGGGACTTAACCTACCAGTTCCATTCATAGGAAGTAACGAAACATTTATGTCAAATGCTGAGCTTAATCACGGAAGACTCGCTATGATTGGTTCATTAGGAATGATTGCACAAGAATTAGTTACAAATCAACCTATTTTTTAAACCTTTTTACATTTCAATTGCTGAATTGATATAAAAACTATATAAATAATATGTTATGAAGGATTTTATAGATAGATTACCATTAGATATTGTTTTACAAATTATTCCATACACATATAATTTACAAGATAAAAACTTATTGAATGATATTATAAATTATAAAGAAACGCGAAGTTTACTATTGGAATTATATTATAAATATTGGATTATTGACGCACAAAGCCAAGATCCAGAAGAAGATAAAAACTGGTTGATAAATGATATTATTGCGTATGCTAATAATGATAAGGCTACTATGTATGGATATGTTGATAATTTTTACAATATTTTCAAGAGAAATATTTCTTTACGAACAAATGATAATATAGACAAATACATCATTCATTTATACAAAAAATCGGCAAAAACAAAAATAAATATATTTTTAGGATTATTAACTATTGATGAAAGAAACGATGTAGTTCAACAATTTTACAGAAAGTTAAATTAAAAATCGGCGTTTGAAATGTAAAAATGTGTAAAAATAATAATATACAACAAATAAAAATATTGATTTAGAAAAATGAATATTTTTATATATTTATTAAAGACATCAAACTTAATAAAAGTATATAATAACTGGAATATGAAAAAACTAAAAGTAAATTACATTTATAAAAAATTAAATCCTACACTATTTGATGTTTCTTTGAGAGATGGACTACAAGGGTACTCCAAATATGAACAAACGTTAGTTACACTGGAAACAAAAAAGTTAATATATAGCAACATTTGTTTTTTTCACGAACCTAAAAATATAGAAATTGGGTCAATCGTGAATCCAAAAGTTTTACCAGTTATGGCTAACTCTATTGAGTTATTTAAAGAAGTTACAATGAATAAAACAGAGTTGAACCAAACAAACTATTCACCCAACTTATATATGTTGGTTCCTAATAAAAAAGGGTGTGATACTGCAATTCAAAATGGGATTACCAATTTTTCCTTTTTAACATCTGCTTCAAACAGTTTTCAGAAGAAAAATATTAACAAAACACTTGAAGAAACAAAAAAAGAATTAAATGATATGATTAATGAAATAAATATTCAACAGTCTAATAAACCTTCGTGTCACTATAATATGAAATTATACATATCTTGTGTGAATGAATGTCCGATAGAAGGAAAAATAAGTAATGATGCTATTATAAATGAAATTATTTACTATAACAAAAATACCAACGTGAATGAATTTTGTTTATCTGATACTTGTGGAACTTTACTGTTCAAGGACTACCAATATATTATTGATGAATGTTTGCAACAAAAAATAGACTCTACAAAATTTTCATTACACTTACATACTTCCGAAAATATTGATAACATTCGTGATATTATTCATTATTCACTTGATAACAACATCAAGAAATTTGATGTTTCTATCATTGCAACCGGTGGTTGTTCTGTAACAATGGACAAATCAAAATTAAAACCAAATATGAGTTATGAATTATTGTATAAACTTTTTGATGAATATATTGATAAAACATAATAAAATTTTCTTTATAATAATATAATAATATGCTGCGCGAAAATATGTATGACGAAATAATAGAGTATTTATATGTTGGCAGCGCATCTGCGTTGAATCATAGTGAAAAATTTAATTTGATTGTAAATTGTACGAATAATGTTTTTTTTACCAATAAAAATGAAAATACAATTAGAATACCAATAGATGATGACCCATACGAAAATAAATTATTTTTACAATTATTGGATGATACAAATGTTCTAGAGAAAATAAATACCAGTATAAATAATAAAGAATCGGTATTAGTACATTGTTACGCCGGACAACAACGTTCTTGTGCGTTGGTTGCGTGTTATTTAATTAAATATAACAATATGACCCCGAATACGGCAATAAATTACATAAAACAAAAACGTAGGGTTGCTTTTATTGGTGCTGTAACTTTCATATCAGCAATCGTACATTTTTTTTACTATAAATTATAATTATTTACAAATAAATAATATATATTACGTTCATTATTATATAAATATTTTGACTTTAATAATAATAATCAAAATATTTAAATGTCATTTCAAATTCACGAACCTATTATGGAAAAATTGAATTTCTTTTACAAAACCCATAAAATTCCAAACATTATATTTCACGGTGAATCCGGGAATGGAAAAAAAAGCGTAGTCAATCAGTTTATAAATTTAATATATAATGAAGACAAGGATAGAATCAAAAATTATGTAATGTATGTAAATTGTGCTCACGGAAAAGGTATCAAATTCATTCGTGAAGAATTAAAATTTTTTGCCAAAACCCACATAAACTCAAATGGCGGAGATAATTTCAAAAGTGTCATTTTATTAAACGCAGATAAATTAACGATAGACGCTCAGTCAGCATTGAGACGTTGTATTGAACTGTTTAATCACACTACTCGTTTTTTCATAATTGTAGAAGACAAATATAAACTATTAAAACCAATTTTATCAAGATTTTGCGAAATTTATATACCAGAACCGACGATTCACAAAAAAGAAATCAATTTGTATGAACACATTTTGAACAAAACATTCAATTTGAGAGAAAGCAAAAATCAAAAAAACGAATGGTTGAAAAAATTTATAGCAAAAAATATGACAACCGACTTGACACATGAAAAGTTAATCAACCACACAACAAAATTATATGAAAAAGGTTATAGTGGGCTAGACTTGATTGATTATATTGAAAAGAATGAAATAAATAATGTAACCGAAATTAAAAAATACGAGTTACTATTTACTTTTAACAAAATACGCAAAGAATTTAGAAACGAAAAAATATTAATACTATTTATTTTGAATTTTGTTTTTTTGAGTTTAGAATGCAATTTAGAAAATATTTCTTTTATGTAATATGGATGACTTTAATGTTTCAAGTTTGCACGAGTCAAAGAACGAATGGGGTTCACGTTTATTAACTATATTAACTCCGCATGTTGTGGATGGTTTAAAATCTATTTTTGATGAAGCCTTGAAGCTATGTAAAGACAATAATGAAATGGATAAATACTTGATGACTTTTCAGAATTTTATTACTAGAATTCCAAAATGGAACCCTACAATTATTGAAACCGAGAGAAAAAGAATTGTTGAAAAAAGTGGTTGTAACTATTTAGAAGATTTAGTAACGTGTGTTCACATAATCCAATTAAAATTATTAACTGCAATTAGAGTTGGTCAAAAACAAAGAAAAATAGATGTGAGTATTCCAAAACTGGATGACTTTATTCATAAAATTTATGTTAACGTTGCAAGGAAAGTTTATAAAAACGTATACTTATTTGAAATTAATATTCCTCCGTTACAAATTCAAAAACATTTTCGGGAATTAGAAATCATTGTTCAAGAATGTATATTAAACACTGTAAGAGACAGTATTCCAGTTGAAAGTATTTTACAAGCATATATGGACCAAACCGTAGAAGAAGATGTCGTAGAAGAAGTGAAAGAACAAATTATAGAACAACCTACCAAAAAAGAAGAAGAAACACAAATTATTAAAGAAGGTGGAAGTCAAGAAAAAAAAGAAGAAACGATTGAATCAACAACAGATTCAGTTACAGAAAATAACAACGAAAATGAACTTTCAAAAACATTAGAAACTACATTTATTGAAACTGAAAAATCTACCAAATTATCTTTTAATAACATTGACTATACAATGGATGAAAATAATAATGAGGTTTCTATAGAAGCATCCAAAGATTTTGATCGTTTAGAACAAATTAGTGTTGAGAGAAATGCACAACGCAAATTAGAATCCGAAGATGATGATGATGGTGATTCACGGTTAAAAATAATGGACGAGGATGTTAAACTCGGCAGTTTAGATGTTCACAATATAGAAGAACCCGAAATGAATTTAATACCAGACTTGTTACTTGATGACATAGAGGTTCTTGCTTAGAAAGTAAAATGTTTTTTGAATTTATTTATTATTTGCGTAAAATAATAAATAACTTTGTTCTATAGTATTTTAAATAATTCTTTAGTATGAGTAATATATTTGTAGTTGCTGCGATTATTTCCATTGTATTTTTTATTGCAAAATTTATTGAAATGCGATTTATTGAAAAAGAAAACAAACCATTAAAATATTTAATTAGAGACTCTTTATTGGTTTATTTTAGTGTTATTTGTGGAAATTTTGTCATTGACCAACTGAAACCAGTAATGGAAGAAGGAGGAGGTAAAGTAGTTACTGAAGTTTTTGTGGATAATCCTAATTTTTAAACTATTATTTTATATACTTTATATAAAACAATATGAATAACCAAGGTGATAATTCCGATGAAGATGAAGAAGATACAACTGGAGTATATTTTCCATCAGAATATAAATTACTAACTTCAGATGATTTGATAATTGGTCATTATTATTATGTTATTGATACTACAAAAAATGGTAACCATATATTATACGAAAGACCAAACAACAATTATAGTAGTGGGCCATTTACATACTATGGAAAATACATTGATAGTTATATTCAGTCAAAAATATTACGCGACTTAAACAATGAAGTTGTATTTATAAATATATACAAATTTTATGATAAAAGTGGCGAAACACTTTCAGATAAAATAAAATATACAAGAGATAATTTTGATAAAAAGAATATTGAACTATACAGAACTACTAACGTATCAACATATAAACATAGTTACCTTTATCTGGATGAAGAAAGTGTAGTTAGAGAATCTCCTCCACTTGTAAAAGAAGTAAAAGTTATAAACAAAACTGCAAGAAACATTAAAATTCCAAGAAATACAAATGTTATTCCAGTTGCGACACTATTAGATGAACCATTATCTGATGAAGAAGAACTATTTACTCGGATAAGAAAATATTTTGGTGGAAAAAAGAAAAGAAAAACACTACGAAAAAATAAAAAAATATACAAGAGAAAAAATACTCGTCGTTATAAACGATGCAACTAACGCCCGGTCCACACTTTTACAATGGGTACTGGAGACTTTTTATATTTATTAATATGATCTTTATACTGTTCAAAAGAGTAACCCCAACTATAGTAACTATTTCTATAACTTAAAATACTACCTAAAAGTGACTTTATTTTTGTCAACTCTTTAAACTCTAATGAAATTATTACACCATATATTCTTTCTAGGCAACATCTGTCTGTACGGCATTTAACTACCTTCAACACATTGAATAAACCATACTTTTCTTGCAAGTAACTCAAAAAATGATAATTTATATAACTCTGAACACCAAAACAACCTTGCCACGGGTTACCTAGTCCCATCACATGAAAGTTTTTTGTATTATGTAACTCTCTTTTTATTACATCATTATTTTTTAAATAACTACTTATTTCTAATGACCTTTTAGTATTTTCATCCTTTCCATGAGAGAAATGCCATAAGGGAACCACTTTTAAATTTTTTAAAGTATCAAAATTAATTCTTTTATGTATAAATACACTGTCGTGAATAATTACAGCATTTTCAAAAAAATGATGTTTATGAAAGTAATAATACGGTAAAATTTCGCCCCTTTGAGGAAATTCTGACTGTATATACTCTATATTATTATATTCAAACTCAGCTTTTACAAAGTCCTTATTACTATTGTCATCTATTATGACTATTTTTCTTTGGGGATAAAATCTACGAATACATCTAACACATTCATTCCAGTACTGATTTGTTAATTCAGACGTAACGTGTCTTAATACTATAAATCCATAACTCATTTATTATATTATAATGTAAATATAAAATAATAATCATCAACTAACATAATTTATTTTTCATATAAATAAGGTATTTCATCTATATTCATCACATTTTCATTTTTTGGAACAGAAGTTACACTATATTTATCAAATTCTTTACGTTCTAACTGTGCTTGTGGAGTATGGTTATGAACACAACGGGCTATCATCTTGTATAACTTAAAATCAGGATATCTCTCTTGTCCATTGTTTTTATACAATATATTTACACCATTGTCATCTAAACACCATTCAACAATTAGTCTCACTAATGGTGTGCATTCATCAAAGTCCAAAATTTGGTCCATATCTTCAATTATATAATCAAAAATAGAACAAGCTAGTCTGCATAAGTCAAAACTGTAGTTGGGTTCTAGTCTTGGTTTTTTGCTGTTGAAGTATGGTTCAATATTATATTGAGTTGCAGCATCTTCACCGTTCTTGAAAGAGTCACTACAAAATTGTTTGTTACCATATTTATAAATGCCACGACCAAAATCAATTACCTTATAAATTCTTCCATAAGTTGGAACCTTATAGTACGTTTTATTATAACAGTAATACAAATATTTTTTATCTGTAGGATTATACATTATATTATTTGTATGTAAGTCATTGTGTGTGAAAGCAAATGCTTTTTGATATGTTATTAAACTCATAATTACTTGCATTAGTGCCGAAAATATTTCGTCTTCACTCAACTCATCATTACAAATTAAATCATCCAATGTATTTTCACATTTTTCCATACAAATTACTTGAATAGGGAACTTTTCTAATATAACATCTACTCGTTCTTCATCTTCTTCACTACTACCTTCAGATGATGAATCGTTTTCATCTGAATAACTACCACTATCAGAGTCATTGTATGATTTTTTTTGAATATTATCCTTTGATGAAGATGCAGATGATACAACTTCTACTACTTCGTCATTTGATGTATGTGATGTCCTTGAAGAACAAGATGAACCGCTAGAAGAATTAGATTTAATAGTAGTTGCTATTTTCGTTACTTGACTATTTAAGTCATCACTTGTCAAAGGAGACTGCAAATCTGATAACTCTATTGAAAATTCTTTTAAATTGTCCAATGATAAATGTTGCGTTTCATTTTCTTCGTATTTTTCAACTTTATCGTTATCTTCAAATATGTCATCAAATAATTCATTTTGTATAGACTTTAATGATAAGCTTAGAGGATTCACCTCTTGGTCAGCTATTCTAATTGGTGGTTTTTTACCGTGGTCATCTTTCAACAAAAAATTATAATCTTCTACTTTAAATAGTATATTCTTGTTTTTATTGAAATAGTCTGACTTACATATAAAATCCAAATCATCTACTATATTAAATACAAACTTTTGTTTAATTGCTAAAAAAGAACCATAGAAATCAAGACCGTGTTCAAATTTGTACTTTTTATTCAATTGAGAGGTAAAAAATGTAAACAAACTATCAACATACGCCGTATTATTTTGGTCCAAAATTTTTTCGTGGATTTCTTTACTTGTTGAATCAAATGTTGGTAAATTATACAATGATGTATTATTTATATCGTACTTTCCTATTATCATTTTAAATGGGTCTAATAATGGTGCCATCTTAAAAAAAATATTTTTTGTTTTTGTTTTTTCTGTCTTGTTATGTTTCAACTCGCACTTGTACAAATTATAATCTACTTGTTTTAATACTTTAGTAATATACCATTCGTGGTTTAGATTTATTGAATTATAATTTGTCTCATTTAGAGCAAAAAATTTATTATAAATAGGAACATAGTTTTGAATATTGGAAATATTTGTCAAATCTTCATCTTGAAAACTCTTAAATAATTCACCATTCTTTCTTTTTTCATAACTCACATTCAAATGATTCATTGTCATATTAAATATAATTATACTCTATATGTATTTTTCTTTAATTTGAACTCAAATGAATTGATTTTTCTAAAATACAAATTAAGATGCGTATTTTATTTTAAACATTTTTTCTTAATTATAATAAAATATGACTTTAGAACTAAAAAAATTTGATATGAAAACCATTAGTTTCAAGCCCAATGAATCTAAAGGTCCGGTTGTTGTTTTAATTGGAAGAAGAGACACTGGTAAAAGTTTTCTTGTTCGTGACCTTCTTTACTACCACCAAGATATTCCTATTGGTGTTGTTGTTGCGGGAACTGAAGAAGGTAATGGGTTCTACGGAAAATTAGTACCTAAACTTTTTATTCACAACGAATACAATACTGCAATCGTTGAAAATATACTAAAACGACAAAAATCCGTATTGAAACAAATCAAAAAAGAAATTGAAACTTTTAAAAGGTCTACGATTGACCCTCGCGCTTTTGTGATTTTAGATGATTGTTTATATGACGGTACTTGGACTCGTGACAAAATGATGCGTCTTTTATTTATGAATGGTAGACATTGGAAGATAATGTTGATCATTACTATGCAGTATCCATTAGGAATACCCCCAACTCTCCGCACCAATATAGATTACGTTTTTATATTAAGAGAGCCATATATTGCGAACCGTAAGAGAATTTATGACAACTACGCCGGTATGTTTCCCACATTTGAGTCTTTTTGTCAAGTCATGGACCAATGTACAGAAAATTACGAGTGTTTAGTAATTAATAACAACTCAAAGTCCAATAAACTACACGACCAAGTGATGTGGTACAAGGCTGACTCACACAATGATTTTAAACTAGGTAGTAAAGAATTCTGGGACTTATCTAAAGATATGCATTCTGACGAAGAAGACGAAAAATATGACCCAAATAATGTAAAGAAAAGAGGACAAGGACCTAAAATTAGTGTCAAGAAAACAAAGTGGTAATAATCTTGCTTTTCCAGTTGGGAAAATAAGTTTTTTGCTTAACCTATTGGTTAAGCAAACGTTGCTCATCAAGTTGGAGGAGTAAAATTAAAAAAAATATTTAACAACGATTATTTTTATACAACTTGAAATTTAAATTATTATTTATTACAAAATATAAATAATAATTATACCAACACATCATTAACTTTATTCTTTTCCACAAGACGAAAATATACTGGTCCATTTTTTGATTGTTGTACTTTTAACTACACTGTTACGACTCGCCCACTCTTGTTTCATTGTTTCCTTGAATAAAATGAAATCCATATCTGAATCCGGTTCGTAGTTTTGTTTTTTACCTTTGTTATCAAGATAATCAAAATAATCATAATGTAATGAGTCGTCATTTTCATACATATAACATTGTATGGTGATGCATGTATCTTTGTTAGAATCTAAGTTATGTAATTGATGAATTTGATTTAATGTTGGACTAATCCACGTAACTTCGTCTTTTATTACTTGAACTTCTTTGAAAGGTTCAACGCCATCTTTATCATCATAACATAAAAAAGGATATAACTTTACATTAATTTTTCCATTCAATACGCGAACTACCGCACTTGAACCTCCGTGATTATGTATTGGTGAATAATGACCAACTGGCCATATTTCCATTACATAAGGTATTCCGGGAGACTCGCCATTGTTTTCACTCAATGTGATTCGCAAGTAGGTTTCCAAAATATTTGGGTCGTCCTTATTAAATTCTGTGCTTTTTTCTTTTAGTTTCTCATAACACCATAATCCGGGAGTTGCAATACTATACTCAATTGCTTTTGAAAAATCTGGAAAATCACTATCATTTAATACAAAACTTTTACCAGAAATACAATCAAATAGTTGTTGAGCAACTGGGGATAAATGCGATTTTGGTAGATATGCATTATTTGCAATATCATTCATTGTTAATTCATCTGTACTTTTAACAAGTAAAGGAACAGTTCTTGTAATTGGGTCTTTTAAAAGTTTCATTGGTTTTATATTTTTATCACTCGCATTTACAGAAATCAAACTCTCTAAAAAAGTTTTGTTTGTTTCCCACAGTGTTTTATCAGCATTTGAAAATTGATAAGTATATATCACGTTTTCTATACGAGGTTCCCCAACACCCGCTTGTAATTTTTGATTTTGAGAATCAACACTAAACCAGTAATATGAACCCTTTTTATTTATTAAACCCTTATTATTTGTATTATCTACGTACGGTTCGTTAGGTTGTATTTTAGTCACTTTTACTGAACCTACATTAAACTCTACTTTCAATCCATTTTTATTGTCTTTGTTGTATAATTGAAAACAAGAACTTTTGGTATTATCTTGATTTTGAAAAATAAATACCCCTTGTCCGTGAACAATTAAATTCATACTAGGTTTCTTTTCATCTAAAAAAACTTGTTTCGGTTCTCTATCGCTTACTTTTGTGTAGGTCATATTTTATACACTTAAAAATATTTAACAATATATTTTTAAGTCATTACACTTATATATCTAAAATATATTCACCACGCGGTCTTTTTACTAAATAATAATCGGTGTCGTCATACAAGTAATAATAATTTGGGTTGTATCCTCCATAGTAATCTAAAAACAGTGGGTTAATAGCATAACTACTTGAACCATAGTATCCACCGTAACCACCATAATAACCACGACCACGTCCATACCCTCCGTATCCATGTCCTCCATACCCTCCACGACCACCACCCCCACCACGTCCTCCACCTCCACGACCACCACCTCCACCACCACGACCGCCTCCCCCTCCGTGACCACCGCCACCACCCCCACCTCCATGATAACCTTCAACACTTCTAAAAACAACAAAACTAAAAACGGCAAATATTACAATTATTAACAACAATACGTATTTTTTCATAATTTATATAACTTATGAAAAAAATTATTTTTTTGCACTTTCAATCAGAATTTATTTTTCTACAACAAAATAATTTCTATTATTCACTCTTTTTTTTAGCAAATGGACCACTCACTAACTCACTTTGTCCATTATCAGTCTTTCCAGTAATAATATTCTCACCTTCAAACAATTCTTTACGAATATCAGCAGATGAAATCACATCTTGTTCTTTCAAAATTGTTTCTTGAGTATTCATATTATTTACACCAATCAAATTGCCTTCTTCATCTATTGTTTGTGTCAAAGAAGCACCAGTAGTTTCCGCTTTACGGATATTTTCTTCAATTGCTTTTTTCTTAGTTTCTTTCACACGTTGTTCAAATGCCGACTTAGCGAAATCTTCATTTTTAGTTTTCTCGTGCATTAACTGGTTCAACTCTTCTTCCATATATTCAACGCGCCCAGTTTTATATGCCTCTGGGTCCCAAGGCATCCATAAACCAACTGGTCCAACAAAAACATCGTGATTTGGGTCCAATTCGCGCAACATCTTACAACGTAACTCAGCCTCTTCCATAGTTGGATATACGCCTCTAATTTTTAATCCGCGTGTGCAAGTTTGAAAATTATGTTTAACATTGAATGCATTTTCAAGGTCCTCTTCATTTTGGTCTAAGAATGTTTTAAAATCATCTTCCATACTACTTTGTAATAAATTTTCATATTCTTCCTTGATAAACTCTTGAAAATCTTTAGTAACATCATCAAAAACCAATTTATACTTATAAGATAAAAAATTTAAAAATTGATGAAATTTTTCCATAGATTTAGAAAAATCCCACTTCTTTAGGAACTGTTCAAACAAAAAAATTTCTTTTTGCTTTAGAATTTTGTCCGGAGAAACAAAAGACACACAAACGAATTTTTGTCCTGCGATTGGTTTATCTTCTTCTAGTAAGTCAACATATTTAGGATTTGGTTTTCCAGATAAATCGGTTTTTCGTTCAAAACTACTATTAGGGGCACTCATTATAACTTATTTTGTATAAATTCATTTAAGTTTTTATTTTGTAAATTAATTATTTTTAATTTTCATTTTTTTTTCTTATTATTTATTATAAATGTTTGATATTGCCGAACTTGTCAAAAGAGTCATCAAGTACCTTGTTGAAGGTTTAATGGTTGCTATTGCTGCATACGCTATTCCAAAACAATCTTTAAAGATTGATGAAATTGTTTTACTTGCATTAACTGCCGCAGCCACCTTTAGTATCTTGGATACTTATATTCCAAGTATTGGTGTAACTGCCCGTTCTGGTGCTGGTTTTGGTATCGGTGCAAATCTGGTAGGTTTCCCGGGGGGTCTATAAGGTTATAACTTATAAAGTATGATATATAAATATATAGTTTATGATAAAAACTATACATTTATAAAAAATAAAAATTAAATAGTAGCGATGAATTCCCAGTCTAACTCTTCACAAATTTTTTTCCAAATTGTATCTTGTTCTATTAGTTTCTCTCTATCTTTCAACATTGGAATTTCTGATAGGTAATGTTTCTCTCCCAATAACTCAAATAACTTGTACAAAACATAATAATAATGTAAAAAATTAACACGATAATCCGGACAATGTTTCGCATATGGGTATTGGATTTCCATAAAAAAATTACACAATATTTCTTCCAATTCTTGTGAAATAATCGGTGGTTTCAGTCCCAACTTGTCTTTAATAAAATTGATATGTTCATAGTACTTGTTGTATCCTAATTTTTTCAATACTTCTTTGGTTTTATAATAAGTCATTTTATTCATATCAATTCTCTCCTTTTTAATCTGTTGTTTTAAATTTTCAATCACTTCTTCTGGTATTTGTGTTGTTTCTTTTCCTTGAAACTGTGCCAGAATTTCTTTAAAATGATTGATTTTTTTATAAGCATAAAAACAAACTTCTTTAGGTGGTTCTTTATAAGATGGTTTTTCATTTTCTATTAAATACTGAACATTTTTTGAACAAGCATTACATATCAATACTCCTTCATCGTCTAGGGGTATTAACTCACCTTTGAAACAATGTTGGCATATATCCGACGGTCTAATAAACGCGTTAATGTCCAAGAAAGAGTCATCTATATTTGATAAATATTTTTTAAAAATATTATTGTTTTTATTATTAATATTGTTCGCATCTTGAATCGTGTCACCTTGGTTGATTTTGAAAAAAGAATTCAATATTTTACTCTTTGACTTATTTGTATTTTCAACACCATTGGAAATATTTTTCTTATTTTCAAAATAATCAAAAATATATTTAGAATTATCCAAAAAATATTCTTTTTTTTTCATTTTGATATTTTTAATTTCTTCATTTATTTCTTCAATACGGTCCTTTAGGTCTAATACTTGTTCTATTGATAAATTTTGTGTTTCTTCATTTTCTTTCAACTGACTCAATATTTCTCCCTTTTCATTTTTTAGTTTAGGTATCTTATCTTGTTCATCTTTATTAAATTCATTAATAAATTCATTGTGTTTTCCATCCAAGGTAACTATACTTTTTTTATTTACCTTGATTTTTTTGGTAGTTTTCGGTTTGAAACTTGGCATATATTGTTGTACTTTATAAAAATAAACAGAATTATTTAATTACTTATTGATGAAAATATTATAATTTTCATTGGTTTAAAATTATTTTTAGTTTTCTTGAAAATATTAAGGATAAATGGATGAACCAATTCAAATCAAAATAAACATTGAAAATAAAAAAGATATTACTTTAGAAAATGAAAAATTTCATAAAATGGTCTTTTTATACAACGCATTGAATGATGGTTGGAAAATCAAGAAAAAGAACGACCTTTACATTTTTACGAAAAATCACGAAGGAAAGAAAGAAATCTTACACGATTCATATTTACTTACGTTTATGAAGTCAAACTCCGACTTGAATAAAGTTGTTTCATAACTTTTCAAGTTGGCGTTGAATATTAGTAAATATGAATTAATTAAATGAATTAAATTATTTTTCAAATATTTTTTTTCTTTAGCAATATTATAAACATGGGAGGCGGTTTAATGCAACTCGTAGCTTACGGCGCTCAGGACGTATACCTAACAGGTAATCCTCAAATTACTTTCTGGAAAGTCACATACCGAAGATACACCAACTTCTCAATTGAATCAATTGAGCAAACCTTCAACGGCCAAGCCGATTTCGGTCGTCGTGTAACTTGCATCATCAGTAGAAACGGTGATCTTGCTTACCGCACCTACTTACAAGTTACCCTTCCTGAAATCAACCAACTTATGGGTAACTCTGCAACTCTATCCTCTGGCGCATACTCTGTCTATGCTCGTTGGTTAGATTTCCCTGGCGAACAACTTATCGCCCAAGTTGAAGTTGAAATTGGTGGTCAACGCATCGATCGTCAATACGGTGACTGGATGCACATCTGGAACCAACTTACCATGACTGCTGAGCAACAACGCGGTTACTTCAAGATGATTGGTAACACTACTCAATTAACCTTCATCACTGATCCTTCCTTCGCTGATGTTGATGGTCCTTGTGACTCTACTGCACCACGTCAAGTTTGTGCTCCTCGTAACGCTTTACCAGAAACCACTCTTTATGTTCCTCTTCAATTCTGGTTCTGTACCAACCCTGGTCTTGCCCTTCCTTTAATCGCCCTTCAATACCACGAAGTCAAGATTAACCTTGATTTACGTCCTATTGATGAGTGCTTATGGGCAGTTACCTCTTTGAGTTGCAACAGTACTGATAACCCAAAGAGTGGAAACCCAAGAGGTCCTGGACCAAATGGATACCCAAATCTTGCTCAAAATCAATACACCGTTGGTGCTCCAGTCACTGCCACTATTGCATACAACCAATCTTTAGTTGCTGCTTCCTTATACGTTGATTATGTCTTCTTAGATACTGATGAACGTCGTAGATTCGCACAAAACCCTCACGAATACTTGATCACTCAACTTCAATTCACCGGTGATGAATCAGTTGGTTCATCATCCAACAAGATTAAGTTGAACTTCAACCACCCAGTTAAGGAATTAATCTGGGTTGTCCAACCAGATCAAAACGTAGATTACTGTTCGTCTTTATTATGTGACGCAACTTTATTCAAGGTCTTAGGTGCCCAACCATTCAACTACACCGATGCTATTGATGCCCTTCCAAATGCTATCCATGCATTCGGTGGTCCATCTGAAACTGCTGGCGCAGGTGCTTACATTGATGCACGAGGTTTATTCCAAGACGCCGGTGCTCTTGATGCTGCCATCCCTGATGGATTCACTGGATACTGGCACGGTGGCGTTTACAACAACGCTTACAACGAGCCAAACTTCGGTGGTAAAGGTGTTCCATTGAACCCAACTATTGACAACACCGCTGCTCTTGCATCTCTTGGTCTTTCTGCTGCTGATTTCCAACCAACTGATCACAACGGCGGCTCAACTGTCTCTGATGCTGGTACCTTCGTATTATCCGAAACCTCCCTTGATATGCATTGTTGGGGCCAAAACCCAGTTGTTGTTGCCAAATTACAACTTAACGGCCAAGATCGCTTCTCTGAACGTGAAGGTTCTTACTTCTCGTGGGTTCAACCATACCAAGCCCACACTCGCTGCCCAGATGAAGGTATTAACGTATATTCATTCGCATTGAGACCAGAAGAACATCAACCATCCGGAACTTGCAACTTCTCCAGAATTGATAACGCCACTCTTCAATTAGTTCTTTCCAACGCCACCGTTGAAGGCACCCGAACTGCCAAGGTTCGTGTCTATGCCACCAACTACAACGTTTTAAGAATTATGTCCGGCATTCTAACTACCTGTGCCGAACAGTTGGCTGCCATATTAGATATTTGCTTCCTAATATGGATAAACAGTGTAAAGCAAATATGTGTGTTGCGCCAGCAGCATATATTATATAACCAGCTAGTCTCTTTCTGACTGGAAGAGGCAACATTTCTAAATTGCGGGAACATCCTTACAGCCTTTTCTACTACTTTATTGTGTGAAAACATAATAAATACTTGGGGTAACGACCTAAAGCATAGTAATAACGAAAAGGATTGGACAATCTGCAGCCAAGCTTCTAAGTGCGATAATGCAAGCATAAGAAGAAGGTTCAGAGACTATAATGGAATGGGTCTGAGAAAACTAGCAATTTTCTATGATGACTTAAGGGATAGTCCAGATTCTTTATGAAAGTAAAGAATAACACCACTGGGGTGGGTTAGCGTATAGCAACTAAGCGAAAACAGTTTATATTCTGTTACTATTTGCGTGTTGTTTTTTGTAAAACTAAATAAATAAAATTCTTTCCTTCTGAAATTTGGAAGGCAAGAATTAAAATAAAATTGAAAACAACTTAAAAATAAAAGTATATGCTACAATATATAATGAATTCAATAGAAGAAAATAATTTATATCATTTAGATAAATTTAAAAAAGAACCACCGCATCCATCATATATTTCTGGTTTTATTGATGGAGACGGTTGTATCTTTATACGTAAAATACGAGATGGTTATCAATCTGGAATATCAATAACACAATGTAGAACAAATATTTTACAAATAATTCGGTATCATTTTGGGGGAACTATTACAACAACAAAAAGTAGGAATAAATCAGAAGATGTAATGAATCACTGTTTTTATGACAAATATAACAAGAGAAATGAATTTAACTTAATAATAAGAAGCAATGAATATCAAATACTAGTTGAATATATAAAAAATAGTATAATAGTAAAAAAAACACAAATGGACGCATTATATGAATTCAATAAAATAAATAATAAAGTTAACGTAAATGAAAAAAAAGAAAATTTATTTGAAATTTGTAAAAATAATAACGTACTTACTAATGAAAATAATACAAACTGTATAAATATTGAGTATATATCTGGTCTATTTGATGCTGAAGGTTGTTTGTTTATCAATAAAGACTGTAACAAATATTATATATCAATAGCACAATCAAAATACCCTTATATTTTGCATAAAATTAAAGACTTTCTTAAATTTGGTCTTGTAGATAAAGAAAATAAATACAAAATTTATTCAAAAGAAAATTGTTTAAAGTTTATAGAGTATATTAAGAGCTATATAATTGTGAAATATAATCAACTGTGTGCGTTTGAAACATTTTTGAATACTTGTGATATTAATACAAAAAAAGAAATGTATAAAATATGTAACGAAGAAAAACATAGAACCGAAATTTTCAATGATTTCAATAAAAATGATGAAGGAAAGGAAGGATATTTTTATACATTAAAAATAAGAGAACTAAAACAAAAGATTTGTAAAGAAATTGAAAGAAAGGAAATGTATAAATTAAAATCTAAAAAAATGATGGGAGAAGGAAATCATAACTATGGAAAAGAAAAATCTATTGAGACAAGAAAAAAAATGTCTTCATCAATTCGTGACTCAAAAAATGGAGTAAGTGATGATACTATTATTACTGTTAGAAAATTGATAGAAGAAGGAAAACCAAATATTGAAATTCAAGAACTAATGAATTTACCTAGACATACTGTGTCTAGAATAAAAAATGGAAACTTAGTATGTAGAAATGAAAATAAATTAATAAAAACAACTACGCAAAATGATAGAAATATTCATAAAAGAAAAATAATGATTAATGAAATATTAACCGTAATAGATAGAATTGTAAAAGGAATAAAACCAACAAGTATTTTCGATGAAATATATAAAGAAAACAATAACATTACGATTGACATTGTAAAAAATATAAAGAAGCAAATGTTAAAAAATAAAATACCCTTTTATGATTTTGAAATTTCAAAAGAAAAATATGAAATATATAAAAAATTAATTCAAGAATATAATGAAATAAATAAATCTAACGTTGTATAAATATGGATAAAAGTCAATACATTGAAAAAAAACAAGAACGACGAGAAAAAAAACGAAAAGAAAAACGTTCCGTTCAAGCAGAAGAAGTTATTTTTATTTTTGAGAAAATTTTAGAAGAATGGAAGACAGTTAAAATATTTAATACACTAATTCAAAAAAATCCTAACTCTTTAATTGATAAAAAAAAAGTAGAAACTATATCAAAAGGAAACTGTAAAATATTTCCAAGTGAACTATCAGAGGAAAGGTATCAATACTATTGTGAAATTAGGGAAAAAGTATATTCCTATTGGAGTTCTAAAAAAAATACTAATAAAATAGAACCATCGGAAGCAAACTAACACACCTATAATTTATTATTATTCCAGTAAACAATAATAAATATAATTTACGTTATAATATAATGCAAGAACCAAAAGTTGGCGATAAATTTCAATTTGAAGATAAAAATATAGACTACACTATTATAAACGTGATAAAATACAACGAATATGGAGAGTTTAATAATAAACTGTATGAAGGTGGTTATCAAATAAAATATGTAAACACGGATGAAAACTCTCAAGAGATGAAATGTGGAATAAAATACGACGAAGAATATGAATCATTTATTAACTACTATGCTGTAAAAAAACATATTTCAAAAAGGTTAATTATATTCACACATAAATCATAATTCTTCTGAAACAATAGTTATCGGATAATCTTGGGTGTCTCCGGAACCCATATAAACATATGCATCTTTCGGACCATTCTTGTTACCATCACTTGCACCACGCGACCGAATACGCATTCCAGTTGTACCCAACTTTGCCGTCATCGGAACTACAAATTCAACTCTTGCACTCTCTCCTATCGGAATATAATTGCTTACTTGTATCCAATCATTTTCATTATAACTATTCGTTTGATTCCAGTCAATCCATACGGAAACAATTGCGGCTGGATAAGTAATATTAATATCGCAAATCGTTACGGTAAGAGAATATGTTTTACCAAGAACTAAGTATGTTCCAAATGAAAATGCATTATAAAATGGTATGTCCCTTGTAATACTTGTGCTAGTATCATTGCAAAGAGTATTCAAAACAATATTTGTAATATAAATAATACCTCCGCTACTTGTTTTTGAATACTGTGATATTACGTTGTTTGTATCTATTACTACTTTGAGTGTATCTATTTCTACGTTGGGTGTATATTGTTCTACGTTGGGTGTATCTATTTCTGCGTTGGGTGTATGTAGTTCTACGTTGGGTATATGTAATTCTACAGTGGATGTGTCTATTTCTACATAGGGTGTCTCTATTTCTACATAGGGTGTATTTATTTCTACGTTGGGTGTATTTATTTCTACATAGGGTGTATTTATTTCTACATAGGGTGTATTTATTTCTACGTTGGGTGTATTTATTTCTGATAATTCATATGTATATTTTTTTGAGGGTTCTTCTTCTAAGGTCTCATCATACTTGTTTGATGTTTGTTGGTTATTTATAAAAAGCTGTTTTTTAATTCTTATATTTTTATTCTTTAGTTTGTTTAATAAGAGAGAAGTCAATACGTATTTTCCATTTTTTACTCGTAACTTATTACTGTCTAAAATGTGTATCTTACGATTACCTATAATTTCACCATTTTGATAAAGTTTCTCTCCTTTGATTACATACTGACTTTGACTCTTCATACTAATATATTAATAATAAAAAAAATTGAAAACAATAACATTTGAAAAATTTAACACAATTTAAATATAAATGACTAGACAACATCCAGTAATATACAACACCCGAAGATTTAACGACTCAAATCAAACGTTTATTACGTGTTATTTCAAAATAGCATATACAACTCACACCAAAACGTATGACATTTCATCTCAGTTTACACTTTCGCAACTATATAACATAATGAGACCAAGAATTCGTAATGATTTATATTTAGAGTTGAGTGAAGTAAACGACTTTGTCTTTGTAGTTGCCGGCCAAAATGCACAAGAAGAAGGAGAACATTTATTACCATCTATTAATACTACTTTACGAGATATTACCGATACAAATGACCTTTCATTTTATATTCGCCCAGTTAATAATAATGAAAATCAAAACACTTAAAAAAATTTCTTATACTAATATAAAATATGCAAATATTTGTAAAAACACTCACCGGAAAAACGATTACCGTTGAAGTTGAACCAAGTGACACCATTGAAAGTGTAAAAACAAAAATTGAATCCAAAGAAGGCATCCCAATCGACCAACAACGCCTAATCTACAGTGGTAAGCAGTTAGAAGACGGTAGAACATTAGCAGATTATAACGTGCAAAAAGAGAGCACACTCCATTTGGTGTTAAGACTTCGCGGTGGAATGTAAATATTTAGTAAATTGTTTTTTACACTATTGTAAAAAAAAATTGATTTATAAAATGCTTTTTTTAACGGAAGCATAAAAAGCATCAACATACCAATCATTTAAAATGGCAACAACTCAAACTCCACAATCGGTCCCAAAGTCCTTATACGAAAAAAAATTAGGAAAAATAAGCAAAGAAATTGAAGAACGTAATAAACAAATAAGAGATTATTCAAGAGAAGAACATAAATTAGAAGTAGCGTGCGTTACTCTCATCGCTGAGTCAAGTAAAATGTACGAGGTAATAAAGGATTTTAACAAAGAGTTAAAAAATTTAACAAAAAAAGCGGTTGGCGATAAATTACGAGAAAACCGACAAAAAATTGAAATAATAGGTAGACAAAAAAATTGGTTGTCAACAAATTCCATCCAACTACAAACCGAAAAAACAAAGTTGATTCATATGGATATGTGCAGAACTTTAGTGAAGAAAAATGAAAATGAGAAAAAAATAGAAAAGAAGCAATTAGTAAAGAAATCATCCGTAGAATCATCCAAGAAATTTCTGAATGAAATTAAAAACAACTTGCCGGAAGAGATTGTTAGTTATATTGGAAAATTTATTCCAGTAACTGTTCGTATACAACTACTAGAGTCGCACGTTGATTTTACAAAGTTGACAAAGTATATTTCGAATTCTCCCGAAAGGAAGAAGTTTTTAGAAAAAGTATGCAACTGTCCCGAATATACAGACTCAATGTCAAATATACAGAGAAAAAGACATATGATTTCTAATACATCCAATAACCCATATTATTCTCCAGACTGGTATATCTCCTTTAGAAGTAAAGGAGACATACAGATGATGTTTCAGTATGCAATTCTCACGTTTAAATCGTTGAATCCAGAACACGCTTTCAAAGTTATGAAAACACTTTGCATTTTATTTGACCCAACTAAAAACTACCGATACAACGCAAACTACAGCCAAAAAGTAGGGAATTATTCTTTGTAATTTAATTAAAATAAAAAGTGAGGCCGGCTTGGTCAATAACTTTTTTAATTTTTTATCCGAGTATTTTTCTTCGTAAAAATTAATTATTTCTCGTAGTACCTTTTTTTCAGTTACTAGCCTTGCATAAAAATCAAAAAAATACGAACACCCACTTATTTTTAATCAAAAAAGTGTTAAAAATAATAAAACTACCGAAGGTCAAAGTTAAAAAATTTTGCACAAAAGTGCCAGGGGTTTGAAAAAATGGACAAAAATAAATGTCCAATTTTCAAAACCTAGGGTATTTTGGTGAACTTTGATTTTCAAAACGTGTTTTACAGCTTATTGCTGTAAATTTCATTTTTTTGTATTTTGTCGGAGAGCATAATTTTGTGAGCATAAATTCATTTTTAACAAAAAAGTATTTAGGAACTTTTTTTGTAAGTATAATATACTTACATATGACTTACAACAAGAACTTTGAAAGTTCCAAAATTTTTCGTTGTAATATTTGTGACTATAATACGTCTCGCAAGAGTCAATATGATAGACACTTATTAACATCAAAACATAAAATCACTTACGATAACTTACACAACGACTTACAAAATGATGCAGATAAAGTTCCAAAAAGTTCCAAATATATATGTACTTGTGGTAAAGAGTATTTACACAGACAAAGTTTGTGGGGACACAAGAAAAAATGTAATTTCTCCGAACAAAATAGTGAAAACAATGAAGATAATATTTCACTAATTACCGAAGAAATAGAAGAAAAACCCGAAGAAGAAAATCCGATGAATACCACGATGATTCTTGAATTATTGAAACAAAACAATGAATTTAAAGAACTTATTATTGAGCAAAATAAGAAGATTCTTGAATTGGTAAATACGAATAATAGTATTACCAATAATATAACAAATAATAACAATACTACAAACAATACCAAATTTAATTTACAAATTTTCTTGAATGAAAAATGTAAGGATGCGTTCAACATCAGCGACTTTATCAATAGTATTGATGTAGGTTTTAAAGATTTTGAAAATTTTGGTAGATTAGGTTATGTAGGTAGCATTAATAATATTCTTATACGAGAACTGAAAGGTTTAGATGTGTATAAAAGACCTATTCATTGCAGCGACCTAAAACGTGAAGTGATTCATGTGAAAGATAATAATACTTGGGTAAAGGACGAAGATAAAAAACATATGAAACGAGCAATTAAGTTGATAGAGCACAAGAATATCAAGTTAGTCCCAGAATGGTTAAAAGCAAATCCAAAAGCAGACGACATTTCCACTAAAAAACACGAAGAATATATGAAAATATTAGATAATTCTATGGGGGAAATGAAAGATGAAGACAACGAAAGAAACTACGAAAAAATAATTAGAAATGTCGCAAAAGAGATACTTATTGATAAGGATAAATAATTAAATAGTCTTTTTGGAAGTGTTGAACAACAAGTTCATATTTTTCACTTCAATTTTATCCTCTTCTTTGTAAAATAATTTCTTGATTTGTTCATCATCTCTGAAACGAATTGTATAATTTTGTTGAATATTATTTCGTCCAATACGCCCCATAGCTTGAATAATTTTTTCTTGAGTTAATTTCATATCTTTACTCAAGTAAGCGTGACAAAATTGATAGTTGGTACCATAAATATAATCACTTGAACCAATAATCATATATAATTTTTGTTGGTCTGCCATTTTTTTCATTATTTCTGTATAAGTGATACTTGGATGATTTGTGAATACACCAATACCCATAAGCAATAATATTTTCCAACTGTCGGCAACATCATTCAACATCATAATTTCAACAACAATATTTTCTTCAATATCGCTTGTAAAAGCACCGACCGTATTCATATGTTCGGCCCATTTTTTCAAATGTAGTGTTTTATTGGGAATAAATGTTTCATTCAGTTCTGCAGTTTTTATCATAGAACGCAAGATTTCAAGTTCATTATTGATTTTGTTGATATCTTTATCTTTTTCTCCAAAGTCTTTAGTACGGGTTTTTGCTTCATTTTTAAATTTTTTCGCAGCAAAACTGTCATCCGACATATGTTCTTTCATAGTCTTTTTTTCAATCATATCTTCCAAGTCGCGTTCGAGTATTAGTATTTTTTCATTTACTCCATTGTTGAAATTAATTTTTTCAATAATATCCTCCATAACTTTTGAAGGAATATTTGCTTGTTGAATACAAAACTTGGCAATTTTTTCAACATCTTCTGCTAAGAATAATGTTGGACCATCAGTTAAAGTATATGCATCTTTTGTAGAAACATAAAGAGCACAGTTACCAGAGTCACTTTCATTTGAATTTTGTATATCTGGTTGGTTGATATTTTTTTTAATAGCAACACCTTTTGGGTCAATTGTATCATTTGGTAATATGCGTTTTGTTTTTTTTTGTTTTAATGATATATAAATTGCACCCCAAGTTCCAGATATAATATTTTTCAGTAACTTTAAATAATATAGTTTAATACTTTGCATATTTACTTCATCAATAGATGGAAAGTTACGTTTTATTTTCATATTTGACATACAGTAATCATTTTTATTAACAAATAGTATAAATTCAACAATTTCTTTCAAGTCAAAATATCGTAACAACGTAAGATTATTTTCACAATGCTCTACAATTTGTAATACTTCAGAATATTCGGTGCTCAAGTAATGAGGCAATACAACGTAACCGCTTTTATTAAGAATTGGAATTGATTTTTTACAATCGTGGCTAACAATATTAAAAACACTTGCACCAGCAAACTTATTTTTAAAGTCTTCCAAAGTATCTGTGAGTTCGTGTAATTTTGGTAATGTTGCTGAAGATAAAATCATATTTGGAATTAAATTATTAGTCCAATTATTTTGTATAATTTTGTGTAACTCATGGTCATCATAGTCAAGTGTGATTGTAGGTTCGTCCCAATAAGTTACAATATTTTCAACTGGGTTGAATGCTTTCATATAGTACATTGCGGGTAAGTATGACTTTAAGTCGCAAATAATAATTTCAACTTTGTCACCAACACTATTATCAACTTTTTTAATTTGACCACTGCGTTTGTTGGTGGTGTATTCTTTAGCAGCGAAATAATGAAGACGAATATCATCTGCGGAAGAACATCCAAAAGCAAATGCAATTTTTTTACCGACTGAAATTGCTGAACGTGCAAGCGCTAGTCCAACGTGTCTAGCAGCGCACACAAATATAACACGATTTTTTTCAGATACACCAATAGGGGTCAATGTTTTTCCGGTGCCGGTTGGTGCAATGTATAGTATAATTTTTGGTTTGTTTGGTTGAATGGTTTTAACAGAACTATTTTTAGTTTCTTCTTCACAACTGTCATCACTATCATATTCATCTTTATCTTCTTGTTTTTGTTTTTTCATTTCTTTACGATATAAATCTAGTCTTGCATCAAATTCTGGATTTTGCATAATATTGAATATTTTTTTTTGGTGTTCATATAAAGTCATATCAGTGTATTTTAAAATAAGTTCATTTTTTTCAATAAAATCAACTGAATTTTCAATAATTGTTGTCATATCAACATCTTCTTCAAATTTAGATAGTACGTTGTTTGTAATTTGCATTACGTGACGGTTCAAGTTAGATATAGTATTTTTAATTAGTTTGTTTAGAGTGAAATAATGGTATAACCATTTGGAACTTTTTTTTTGTTTATATTTTAATACTTCTTCAATATTATTTAATAGTAAATATTCATAAACAATATCGGCATTTAACTTAGAGGTATCATTTTTTTCAATTCTAATAATATCAGCTTTTTTTATATTTGGATTACTTTTTGGTTGAACGTTGAATATTTCTTCATTACTATATTTTTTTTTCATTTCGTTAATTTTTGGTGCGAAATATTTATTATACAAATGATCTTCCATTGTTTCATTGTATTCTATTTTCAAAAACTGAAATAAAGAGTTGTGTTTATTGTATTTAATGTTTACATTGTGAAATCCTTGAATAATTAAATTCAAAACATCCTTTTCTTGGAATGATACTGGAACTTCAATAGATTCCCATTCACTTTTAGTTAATTTACGTTGATTTAAATCCATTTTAACGTTACTTTAATATGTGTAAAAAACTTTATACCGATTCATTTAAATCAATTTTTATTTAATTTGTAAATAATATAAAAGTTACCAACGGTTTTATATTATTATAGAGGTAGTATATGTGCTATCCTTGTTGTATTTGGGATGCAATTAGTTTCAAAAAAAAAGTTCATCCAAAAATAAAAAAGTCTCCTAGTAAAAAAGTTAAATTTTTTGGTTTTAGATTTAGGAACTCATTTATAGAAAATAAAAAAAAATAATTTATAAAAAAATTGAAACAAGTAAACTTGAAACAGTTACTTTATATTTATACTACACACAAAATGAACAAAGAAGTTAAAATTATTACAATTGAGGGAAACATTGGTTCTGGTAAATCAACTTTACTTGAAAACTTAAAAAATGAATTAATAATCAATAATCAAAAAATTATATTTATGAAAGAACCAGTAGATGAGTGGGAAGATATTAAAGACTCTAATGGTAATACAATGTTACAAAAGTTTTATGAAAACCAAGAAAAATATTCGTTTCCATTTCAAATGATGGCCTATATATCACGTTTGAAACTATTAAAAGAGACAGTTGAAAAAAATCCAAATGCAATTATTATTAGTGAGCGTAGTTTGTATACAGACAAATATGTATTTGCCAAAATGCTTTATGAAACCAATAAAATTGAAGATGTGAATTACCAAATATACTGTAAGTGGTTTGATGCTTTTGTAAAAGACTATCCTATCACTGGAACTATTTATGTGAAAACAGACCCCAATATTTGTCACGATAGAATTGCAAAACGTTCAAGACTAGGTGAGTCAAGTATTCCTTTGGATTATTTGGTTTCTTGTGACAAGTATCACAATGATATGTTGGATGTTGAAAAACAAATAATGAGTAAAAATCAACTAGTGTTGGATGGTAATGTTGATATCTTTTATAGAAAAAATACACTGAATGACTGGATAAAATGTATAAAAGAGTTTATTGGAAAATAAATTATAAAAAAATTGAATTAATTTTAAATTTTTTTATATGGTGTAAAAGTAAGATGATAAAATATTTATCAAAAAAGATAATTCCAGTAGAAAATTTTACAGAAGAACTACTAGATAATCATGAAGAGTGTAAATATGAAAAAGAAACTCAATATATGTTATATTTTGATGGTTGTAGTAAAGGTAATCCCGGATTAGGTGGTGCCGGAGCAGTTTTGTATAAAGACGGTCAAGAAGTGTGGGGGTCTTCTCAGTTGGTCGGAGATAAAGTAACAAATAATGTAGCAGAGTATAGTGGATTAATTATGGGACTACAAGAAGTATTTGTTAGAAAAATTAAAAATATTCTTGTAAGAGGGGATAGTCAGTTAGTGATTAAACAAATGAAAGGAGAGTATAAAGTAAAGTCTTCTAGTCTAGTTGAGTACTACCAACAAGCAAAATTATTAGAAAGCTATTTTGATAAAATTGTATTTGAACACGTTTATAGAGATAAAAATAAACGTGCAGATGAGTTATCAAATATGGCATTAGATTTATCATAAACTGTACTTATCCATTTTCAATATAGGATATATTTAATTTTTGATTTGGCTTGTATTTTAATATGTCCAACTGACGAGTTGTAGTAGGAAAGTCATCAAAACCATAGATGTCTTGTAACATCAACCATTCAAAAATTCCACCCAAATAAAGATATACATTTGTAAAACCTAAACTGAGTAACTGGTTATATTTTTTATAAACTGTTTCATCATTAGAGTTACGACCGTAAATAATAATTCGGATATTTTTATTACTATTCAAATAATGATTCATTAATGTTTCTTCTTTTTGAGGTGTTAGTGTGTTTGAAATAAGGCAAATTTGTTCAGATAATGGAAGAGTATTCATAAGTAAATAAATTTCTGGATTTTTGTAAGCAGTTTGCATATCTTCAAAATTTATTTTTTGTATAGATTGGGAGTTTCCCATAATTACTCGTAAATATTTGTTATATTCATAAACAACAAATATTTAATATTGTTTTTATTCTTTTTATATTGAAATAATTAGTTAAAATTTACAACAATTTCTACTTTTTCTTTTTTTATGCTTTTGGTAGCCGATACAGAAAGTTCCTCGCGTTTTTTGCGAGTTTTAGTGTTGTTACTTGTGGAATTATTATCAATAGAAAGGTCTTTTCTTTTAGAGGTGCTGTTTCTCGTGTTCATATCTTTTTCAATTGTATCATAGTTATCTTCAATATAATTGATTACCTTATTTTCAAGTGTCCATTTAAAAAAATTTAACTGTCCAATAGTTGTTTCAATAAAAGTTCCATTTTTATATGGAATACTAATTCTTTCCCAACGACAAAACGGATCAAAACGACGTTTGCTATATGCCTTGAGTTTTAATTTATAATCAACATACACTTTAAATCTTCGTGTAGTTCCGTGAATGTCTTCAAATGAATATAATGTATAATATTTTTTGGCATAGTTGGTAGCAAACCAATCCACTATTCTAAGAGAAATTTTAGATTCGCCTGTGATTATTTTCAACATTTTATCTAAATTATCATCATTTTTATAAAATTCCATTAAATTGTTCAATAGTAAATCGTTTTGAGTAGTATAATTAATAGAAGACATTACTTTAATTTAAATACTTTAACTGTTTTTAAATCGTTTATTAGATAGAATTATTTTGTAAATTATGTGTGTAATTTATATATGTTGAATTTTATATTTATATTCCAAAGTTATTTTATTAAGTTATTGTAGTATAACTTTGATTATTATAAATTAAATATATAATTATAATACTTGCTTGATAATAATAATAATAATAATATTTTTGATAAAAAAGTTCTATTTAATAACGTTTCTTGTACTTTGACTATGTAATAATATTGAGAGCATATTTTATAACTTGTATACTTTATTCAAAACTCATTACATTTAAAATTTTCAATTTTATTTAGTAATTAAAATAAACAAATTTGAATATTATTGAAAAAATGATAAATTTCATTTATTATATTTATTTGTTATTCAAATAAATTTATTATCGGTAAATTTTTTCTTTCATAATATTATAATGGGGTGTTACAAGATTGTTTTAAACCTCAGCAAGCCGGCGTTCAATACGAGTACCAGCAACGGTAAGGTATATGTTGCTGGAAAACAAAGTGGATGTTACAAAGATCCAAAAACTTGTAAAACAATTACTGTTACTGAAACGGCTACTGGAAACGGGGACTATACTGAATGTACTTATGAAAAAGTGGTTGAGTCATTAAAAATAAGTCTGACAAAAAATTTGAAATATTTAATGGTTCAAGCTGTTCTTTGCAAGTATCCCGATTCTGAAGTTATATGTGTATATGACGGTGGTTGTGAAAGTGACAGTGACAGTGACAGTGATTGTTCTAGTTCAAGTAGTTCTAGTTGTCATAGTAGTCATAGTAAAAAGAGTTGTCACGATGATTCATCTAGTTCTGACTCAGACTGTGATAAAGGATGTGCTAGTGCGTGTGAAACAAATAAGGGTGGAGACCGTTATTTAACGAAAACATGTCAACCAGTAAATTTGACCGGTACAACTGTTGGGGGCACAGTTCTTTTGGTAGTTGGTAAAAAATTATCATACTGTGAATATAATAGTATTATATGTATCGGAACGTTGTATAATGGAACTGTAAATGTAAATGGTGGTTTTAAAGGTTCTGTAAATTGGTACAACTGTAAAAATGGCCAAATGTCGGTAACAGTTTTGGATATTATTCCTGGTTTATTAGGAAGTGATTATTATACTGTTAATTTAAATGGATTAGACGGTGCAACTGGTGCTACTGGTCCCACGGGTCCGCAAGGTCCTATTGGAGAATCTGATACATATCGGTCACAAACAACTACAAGTTGTTCTTTCCCACAAGTTGGAACGAGTACAACATATTCAATTGGAACAAATTTAGCATACACTATAGGAAGTACAATTATTTTTGTTAGAAAACCAAGTTATATAGGTACTCCAATATATGATTCATTTTTTCAAGGGTTGGTAGAAAATTATAATGTAGATAGTGGTTCTATTACAGTTTATATTACAAGTGTTACCAATATTCCAAATGATGCGTTTTATTGGTATGATGTAAATTTAAGTGGGTTGAGCGGTGTAACTGGTGCAACTGGTGCAATTGGTTATACTGGTGCTACTGGTGCGACTGGTGCGACTGGTGCGACTGGCGCGATTGGTGCAACTGGTGCAACTGGTTCTATTGGTGCAACTGGTTTAACTGGAGCTACTGGTGCTACTGGTGCTACTGGTGCAATTGGTTATACTGGTGCAACTGGTGCTACTGGTGCTACTGGTGTTACTGGTGCGACTGGTGCTGCTGGTGAGACTGGTGCTAGTGGTTCAACTGGTGCTACTGGTGCTACTGGCGCAGTTGGTGCAACTGGTGCAACTGGTGCAACTGGTGCAACTGGTGAAATTGGTGCTACTGGTTCTACTGGTGCGACTGGTGCAGTCGGTGCGACTGGTGCTACTGGTGAATCCGGAGATAAATATGCATCGCCAATACCATTACAAATAATTACTTTAACTCAAACAAACCCTCCAAGTTCAGTAGTTCCATTATACACTACAACATTAACTGGAGTTCCAAGTGGTTTATCGTATCTTCCTGGTAATACAATTTTAGTAATTTCTAATGATACTAACCACAGTTTCGTGGGATATGTCCAAAGTTATAATAAGTTATTAGGAGGTAACATGGTTATTTATGATATAGCAACTGTTACTGGTTTTCCAACTAGTAATACCCTTTGGAATATTAACTTGAATGGTACACCTGGTCCAATTGGTTATACTGGTGCAACTGGTGCTACTGGGTATGGTGCAACTGGTTATACTGGTGCAAGTGGTGCAAGTGGTGCAACTGGTGCAACTGGCGCTACTGGTTCTACTGGTGCGGCGGGTCCAGCGTTATTTACATTAGTTGCATCATCACCAACAAGTGGTATTTCATTTCCAACAAAAAATTCAATTTTAACACAACTTGGAGGTCCTCCTTATGGAGGATTTGCCAGAACACTTGAAACATATAAAACTTTATTTTTAACATTTTATGTAAGTAGTTGTGATACTACTTCAACTCAGAATCAATATGGTTTAGCTGTACTGAATGGAACAGTGTATAATGCTAGGAATTATTTTTTAGTTGATAACTACACATATCAAATATATGCAAATGGTTTATTGGTTAGTAGTATTCCATCAACATCATTTTTAACTAGTGATCAATTTACGATAACAATATTTAATAATGTGATTACATATTATGTTAATTCTAATACAGTATACACTACAAGTGAATCTTTTGTTTCCTTACCAACCTCATACTATTATGCATATTTTAATTTTCCAACTGGTCAAACATCTACACCAGATACAGTAACTGACATTTCATTCGGTTATTTAACTTCTGGTTATACTGGTGCGACCGGTGCGACTGGTGCTACTGGTGCTACTGGTGCGACCGGTGCTACTGGTGTTACTGGTGCTACTGGTAGTACTGGTGCTACTGGTGCTACTGGTGTTACTGGTTTAACTGGCGCCACTGGTGCAACTGGTGCCACTGGTGCTACTGGTTCTACTGGTGCTACTGGTTCTACTGGTGTCACTGGTTTAACTGGTGCCACTGGTACCACTGGTGCTACTGGTGCCACTGGTGCCACTGGTGCCGCTGGTGCTACTGGTGCAACTGGTGCTACTGGTTTAACTGGTGCTACTGGTGCTACTGGTGCAACTGGTTCTACTGGTGCAGCTGGTGCGACTGGTGTGACTGGTGCGACCGGTGTTACTGGTTTAACTGGTGCTACTGGTGCTACTGGTGCAACTGGTGATACTGGTGCAACTGGTGCTACTGGCGCCACTGGTGCTACTGGTGCAACTGGTGTGACTGGTGCTACTGGTGCTACTGGTGCTACTGGTGCGACTGGTGCAACTGGCGCGACTGGTGCTACTGGTGCGACTGGTGCTACTGGTGCGACTGGTGCTACTGGTGTCACTGGTTTAACTGGTGCT